CCACTCGATACGGCTGCTGCGTCCATTGTCAGCAGCGGCGATCCGCCGCGCTGCGGTGCAATCGCAAGATTATACTGTTTCTTCATATTTGCTGTTCTCCTCTCTTACACGCCCTGACGTGCGATGATCGTGAGCTCTGCAACATTGCGTGCATCTGCTCCGCTCGACCACTTAACGCCTTTGAGTTCGACGCAGTTGCCTGCCTCGTTTGCCGCACCGAGATCGCCGACCTTCGCCCCTGCGGGACTTGTGCCGCTGACGACCTTCGTGCGGACGTAGACCTTCGCGCCGACCTTTGGCGTTCCCCACGCACACGTTGCGGAGATGCCGCCGCGCTGGAGCACGTCGCACGCCTCGCCTGCTGCGTAGTATCCGAAGTTCTGGTAGGGGTACACCTTCGCCGACTTGACCTTGCGCATGGCAATCCCAGCAAAGTCATCTGCGGTATTCGTCGCGCCGAAGATTGCGACGGATCCGTCCTCTTTCTGGACGACGGGTGCCCCGAACGGGATATCTGCCGCCCCTGCGGCAACAGGGCGCGTGCGGCTGACCTCATCGCCCTGGCGGGACGCCTGCCCCGGATACCCGTATGTCATGTTGATTCCGATTGTAGTTCCCGGCATAATTACTTCTCCTCCTTCTTGCAGTGCGGATTACGCTTACGGCAATTCTCGCCGTAGGCACGCATCTCTTTCTCCCGCGTTGCAGCATCCGCCGTCTTCCGACGCGAGAGGACACCATAGCCCCCGGGGAGCGGCTGCGTGTCCCGTGTGCGCATGGCCTTCTTGAGCGTGCGCGAGAGTGCATCCGACGCACGTCTCTGCTGACGCGGCGGCATAGCGGCGATGAACGGTCGCATGGTGCGGATCACCGACAGCGCAAGTGCGCGGTCTGCCGCAGTCACAGGCTTCTTTTCGTCTGCCGGCACAGCCTCTGGATCCTCATCCTCTTCGAGCTGCTCGGGCGGCACGGTCACGCTCTCCTCCTCGGATTCGTCATCCTCCGTTTTGGCAGGCTTATCACCGCCCTCTTCCAGCTCCTCTTCGAGGTCGTCCAGTGCCTCGGTCTCCTCGACCTCATCGCCCGGCTTTTCATCCGGATCGTCGTCCTGCGCCTTCTGTTTCTGGAATGCGTCCACCTTGGCACTGAGTGCCTCCATCGCATCCATGATTGCCTGGACGTCCTTGTCCATCGTGTTTTGCTGCGTCTCAGCAGGATCACCGCCCTCTGCCTCATCGACAGCGCGTGCCGCTTCGCGGACTTCCTCCGGCTCTGCATCTTTTGCGAATGCCGCAAACATGCGATGCAGAATACTACCTTTTTTTGCCATCTTTTTTCCTCCTTCTGGCTTTGTCTTGGCGTCGCGAATAGACACATCGTGCCCCGCACGCCCCTCCTCGACAACGGCGACATGATTGCCGATGATATCCATCTGGCAGTATGTTCCGTCGTCCCTCTCGATGTATTTGCACTCGTACCCGCACGAAATTTCGCGCTTTCCTGCGTCAATCTTGGCAATGAGCGCGGCGTCGTACACGACGAGATCGCAAATCAATTTGTCCCTGTCCGCCCCGCTGCCGCGTCGGACGTTCTGAACCGTTCCCTTGGTGTAGCTCGCGTAGTTCGAGGCATCCACACCGACGGGCGGGTGATCGTCTGTCACGGGCTTGCCCTCGAAGGACGCGATTGCTGCGGGCTTAAAAACTTCATCCTCCTCGCGGTACACCTTAAGGAACCCGCCGCCGTCGTCTGCAACGCCGAATTCCTGCGGTGTGTATTCCTGCATCCCTGTGCGGCAGATCGGGACGCTGTGACACACGAGGAATCCCTCGGGAGTCTTTGTCATGTGGGGCGAGAACCGCGCCCCGTAGAATGCTTTCAATGGACATTCCCCCTCTCAAAATTGGCATAAGGAAACCCGCCCAGAATGAGCGGGTTATTTAAGAACCTTATCAAGAGCTTGTTTGAATAACGGGTCGATCTTATCGTGTTCGCCTTTCATATATGCCACAAAACTTTCTGCAAGATATTCGCTTTTGCTTGCATTGGCATACCCTGATAACTTCGGTGCAAACTCTGACATTCGAGCTCCTATTGCATTGTTCGTTTTTGCGTCAAGAAAAGACCAACCAACATGATGCCCTATTTCATGGTATATCGCGCCTTTCAGACTATCATCCACCAATGAGCGACCAGCACTCTTGTACTTTAGTGCAAGTTCTTTTTGAGTACCTTGTAACTTATCTATATTGTGCATGACAAGATTCCATGCATCTCTTGCTTTCTCCTGATGTTTCTGAAAAGCCGAGGCATCTTTCAAAAGCTCTTTGTTCAAGAATATCCCATGCTCTACAGGATTATAGGACGCTAGTGCATCAGCACCGTCTTTGAACGCCTTTTCCCCTTGCGCGGATGTCGGCGAAATTGCTTTGATTCCAGAAATCCCAGGTATATTAACCATGTCAAATATGTCCGATAACGCCTGATTTACTTCATTGGCATTCTCAGAACTAAGGCCTTTATAGCTTACTTGTCCTTTGAACGTAGGGCTAAAACCTGCCTTCACAAATTTCTGTGCATCTTGTTCAGCTTGTTCTGTTGTTTTTGCAACCGTGGCGACCGTTTTCTCACGAGTGGCAATTTCTTCCTTTTTAGGCTTCAGCTGCATTCCCCAGCCGCCGCATTCCACAAGCTCAAACTGCCCGTATTTATTCGCCAACGCCTTTATACTGTTCTGCTGGTTGCGCGTAAGGTCGCCCCATTTGATAATTACCTCCCCGCGTTTCTCGCGCTTCGTATTGCGGTGCTCTGACAAATCGACGCCCACCTGCTCGTTGATATAGGACATCAGTTTTTCTGCCTCTGTCCCCTTTTTCTTTGGTGCAGGCTTAGGCTTCTCCTTCGGCGTGAACTCGTGCTTTTCCTTGCCCGTCCACTCCTTTCCGCTGAACTTTCCGCCCGCACCGCCGTCAATCTTGCCCTCTGTCAGATGCACCTTCGAGCCGTTGATCGTGCGCCAATTCTTGGGGTTTGGGTCTTTCGGATGCGCAGCATCCATCGTCAGCCCCTTGTGCATGGCGTAAGCATCCAGGCGCATGGAAAGTGCCATCAGTCCGATAGCGATGCGCTTTAGTTTGTTTGCCACATCAGAATCCTCCTTCAAACCGCTTCCTAGACATACGCTCAATGTTCCCGCTGTGATACACTCGCATCGGGAAATTCAGCAAATCAAAATCAACCACAGGCTCCGGGTAACACCTGCAATTCGGGCACTGCCCTGCGTGGTAGTGCCCGAGCGTGTTCTTGTACGGTGTCCCATCGACGTGGCGCAGGGGGAACAAGTCCTCGGGCGCCGGCGGATCACTCCAGCGAACGAGAACGCCGCTCATGTGCTTGTGGCTGTTGCGTGTCCTTCCGTCTCCGTTATTTCCTCCACACGCCCGCCACACATACCAGTCAAGCCCGAGGTCTTCTGCCCTTGTGCGCACGAGATTCGTCTGCGTCATAGACACCTGCGTTCGTGCGATCAGCTCTGCCCGAGCCTTTGTTTTCTTTGGGAACATCCGACGGATTTCATCGGAGATATCCGATGCTCTGCGTCCCTTCTGCGCCTCTCGATCAACATAGGACGCCACGTCAGCGGCGATGTTCTTCGGCAGTGTGCTGATAAGGTCTGCGTTCTGCTGCACAAGTGCCCGTATTCGCGCCCCACGTGCCCCCTGGAGCTCCCTTTTCAGTGCTTGGTATATCTCCCTTCCCCTGCCGTTATTACGCGCTGCCTCGCGCCACGTACGTGCCGTATCGTCGAACAACCCTGTCACCATCTTCATGGCGATTGCCTCCGAGAGACGGATGAAGTCGGGGGTCCGCGCGATGTGCTCGAGCGTCGCGACAATAAGCTGCGGGTCGCTCGTTTCGCCGACACGCGAGACGATTCCCTTCGCCATGTCGAGAAGTGCTCTGCGAAACGCCACCTCAATCCTGCGCTTCGGCATCCATAGCGGCTGGTTGTTCACATGCACCCCTCCTCAAAATGGGTATCAAAAAACCGCCCACACATTTGTGTAAGCGGTCATCGCACCGTTTGATTCATATTCCTGGGATACTGTCTTTTATCCCCTTCGCCATCTTCATGGCTCTCTGCATGAGGCCGTTCTCGTTGAGATATTCCAGTCCCTTTAACGTAAGGCGCGGACGGGATTCACTGACCATAAAGTTCCCCGCCGCATCAACGTCGATATGGACGCCCTCAATCAGTCCTGCCTCGACAAGCATTCGTAGGATGGACAGAAGTCTTTGCTCCGATACGCGCAATGTCTCAGCGGAGATGGCGCGGCGGTCGAACTCCTCTGCATCCATGCTCACCTCGAGGGTCTTAAGGATTCGGTAGATGATGCGTACGTTATCCATCGCTGCATCCTCCTAGAACTCGAATTTCCCGCACACAGGGCACTTAGCTCTTTCCTCCATGCTACCCCCTACTTCGTTTTTTCTCCACGCTTATGGGCTTCACGTGCCTCATTGAGGGACATCTGATTCGCCCCTCCTTTGTAG